GCAATTGAAGAGTGTATTTCGTATGGCGACACCATACTTAACTATGCGTGATATCCCGATGCTGGCAATCAACCATACATATCAGACCCAGGAAATGTTCTCGAAGCAGGTAGTTTCTGGCGGAACTGGGATCATGTATTCGAGCGATAATGTCTGGATCATTGGCCGCCGTCAAGAAAAAGAAGGCAAGGAAATTATTGGATATGAGTTCATTATCAATATCGAGAAATCTCGATTTGTTAAAGAGAAGTCAAAGATCCCAATTGCTGTGTCATATGATGGCGGTATTATGCGATGGTCAGGATTGTTAGAATTGGCTACTGAAGGCGGATTTGTAGGCAAACCTAATATGGGATTTTATCAACATATTGATCCTGAAACCGGTGAAATGATCGGTCCAAAACTTCGTGCTAAGGCTACGATGAATAAAGAGTTTTGGGAGCCTGTTTTTGAGAAGACTGATTTCCGTGAGTTCTTGAAAAAGAAGTATACCTTAGGTTATCAGACAATGATGAGTCAGGACGAAGATAATATCGAAGAGACTGAAGAAAAGGTGTAGCATTTATCATAGTTTCATGGTATAATATATTATAAAATATAAAAGGGGTCGAAAGGCCCTTATGATTTCAAGGAGAATACATGATAACGTTTGATGATTATACCTATACCGAAAACTCAAAACATGATGAATGGATTATCAGGTTACTTACAGGACCATACAAGGATACATTCTACGTATATGATAAAGTCCAATTACGTGAATCAGCTGATGGATCCGAAGCAACACTTGGCTTTGTTTATAAGATTATTTCTTCTGAAATACCCGAAGAACAATTGAATGTAGATCCGTTATTTAAGAATTATATTGGTGATGTGTTGACGCATGTTATTGAAGATGCTATGAATCGTGGACATTATGGAGCAAGTGAAGATGAGTGATATCCAGCATGTAATTCTATCCAACTTGATTCACAACAATGACTTTTGTCGAACAGCATTGCCTTATATCGAAACAGAGTATTTTACTGAAGCAGAAGGTCGAGTATTTGATCTTATCGATAATTATTTTGAAGAATATAATCGGTTGCCTTCGGCCAAGATTCTTGAGATTGATCTGTTAAATGCTGACATGTCTGATACAAGAGCGCAGGAATCCTTTGAGGTTATCAAGTCTATTTCTGTGCCTGAAAACTTTGCAGTGGATAACGATTGGCTTGTTAAGAATGCGGAAGAATGGTGTCAGAGTCGTGCTGTAGAAAATGCTGTGATGAAATCTATTCGAGTTCTGGATGGCAAGGAAGCAGATACCACAAAAGAAATGATTCCTGATTTTCTTCGCAATGCATTATCCGTATGTTTTGATTCATCTGTAGGTCACGATTATATTTTAGATGCTGTAGAGCGTCATGAATACTACAATCTTGAAGTAGCGAAAATTCCTAGCGATCTCGAAATGATCAATAGAATAACCAAAGGCGGTTATGTCCGGAAAACGTTAACAGTAATCCTCGCAGGATGCGTTCATCCAGAAACTCAGATTCGAGTTAGAATGAGAAAGAAGGCGGAGTCCTAGGACTCCACAGTTTTCCATTCGGGTTTCTTGGGTGACTTAATCCAATTTGTTATAGTATCAGGCGTAACTTTATGAAAATCGGCAGCGGCCTTCCTTGATACAAATATATCGGTACCGTTGGTATACTGGACTTTCCTGATCTGAGGTTTGCCGCCGCTTTTCCAATCTGAATTAAAGGATAAGAATTCTTGTCTATCTTCTTCAGATTGGAACTTTTTCATATTAGTACCATCTGTAACCGGGAATTTTGCGGATAGCTTTGCTGCTGCGATTGCCTTATCTTTATCTTTAAATGTTCCTTGTTGCTCAAGGAACTTGGTGTTAGTTTTACTACTGATTGAACCACCTAAACTGGCTCTTTCTTTTCTGCCTTCAGTGGTGGACCAGTAATAGAAATTTTTATCGCCATTAGCTTCATATAATGTCTTTTGGGTTTCAATACCTTTTTTACGCCACTCAGGCCTAGAGGTATCCCATTTTTGATTATGAAACCCAATATCATTATCTCTGCAAAAATTGCCGATGATTATTCTATATTCAGTACTAAGCTTAGCCCCGAGCATATACATTGCTCTGAGATCGTTGGGGTTGTCGTATATTTTATAAAGAAGTTCATGGGCCAATATATGATCATCTACGCATAAATATGTGTAATTGTTCTCTTCATCTAATCCTCCAGAATGCCTTGGAATTATGTGATGACGATGAAGCCCGGATCCATATGTCCAGTCTTCTTTGTACTGTATATTGTTGTTGACTAATTCGTGATACTGTGTTATAATAGTATTATCAGACATAAAAAGTTCCCTGTACCCGCTAGTATAATGTATTTATACTATTATATATAAGAATGAGGATTTCTAGAATGCAACTTGAAAGCTTATGGATTGAAAAGACGATTCCTATTGGTGATGTAGACCGATTGCTTAAAGATGGTTGGGAGATTGAGGTAGATTCCCCGGACGGAATGGTTCCTGTCAATTTCTTTGTTGACAAAGGCATGTACGATGAATATGTATTAACAATGAATGATTATTCAATGAGGCGTATCCGATGTAATGGAGATCATCTATTTGAAACAACTGTAGGTTGGGCGGCGGCATCTCAGATCGTTGATAAGGAGGTGAATTTTCTTTGTAAAAATGGTGAGTATAAGAAAGGCGTGGTTACTATGACAGGCCAAAGGATTCCTATCGTAGATATAAATGTTGAACATGAAAATCATCGCTATTATACAGAAGAAGTTTCATCACATAATACTGGTGTTGGCAAAAGTATGTTTATGTGTCATTCTGCAGCATCGGCTCTGAAAATGGGACATGACGTACTTTACATTACAGCGGAAATGGCTGAGATAAAGATTGCAGAACGTATCGATGCGAATTTATTTAATGTTCCATTGAATGATATTGAAAATATGTCACGTGATATGTTTATAAGTAAGGTAGATAAGATCAAGGCCAAAACTCAAGGCCGATTGGTAATTAAAGAATATCCTACAGGCTCATGTCATGTAGGTCACTTCAGACACTTATTAAATGAGTTGAAGCATAAGCAGAATATGAAGCCAGATGTCATTTTTGTAGACTATCTAAATATATGTGCAAGTGCTCGAATGAAGAATAATGGTAATGTCAATTCATATACATTGGTTAAATCTATTGCGGAAGAATTGCGTGGATTGGCGATTGAATTTGATGTTCCGGTAATTACTGCGACTCAAACCAACCGCGAAGGATATGGTAATAGTGATGTTGACTTGACCAATGTATCTGAATCTTTTGGTCTACCAGCAACAGCCGATCTGATGTTCGCTTTGATTGCGACAGACGAGTTAAAGAGAATGAATCAAGTTGTTGTAAAACAGCTTAAAAATAGATACTCAGATCCAGGTGATATGCCAAAGTTCAATTTAGGTGTAGATCGAGCGAAGATGAAGTTCTTTGATTGTGATCAGCCAACGGCAGGTTTATCATCTGAACCTCGCGGCAAGGCATCTGATAATATCGATGTATTCGTTCCAGGAAAGGCACCAGCATCTGACTTTGGTAGTTTTAATTTTTAGGAGAGTATTATGAATTATGGAATAATGGCAGTGAATAAGTTGGGTGGATATGGATTTGAAGGACGCCTACCCTGGAAAATTTATACCGATGATCATGCGCGTGATATGGCTCGATTTAGAGAGTTAACTACCGGTAGCGTTGTGGTGATGGGTTCTGGGACTTGGGAATCATTAAACGGTCCTTTACCTGGACGGTTCAATGTCGTAGTATCGGATCGAAATAATTTGAATAAAGATACATATGATGAGAAATGGACCACAGCATCTATCATTGATTACCTCGACTCCAATTTACATCGAGTCAAGATTATTTCGGGTATGGATGACGCATACTTCATCGGTGGTTCCAGTTTGATATATACTGCCATTGATTCGATTGATAAGTTTTATCTGACTATTTTTGATACAGAAGAAGAAACTGATCGTTCGATTGATTTGGAATATATATTCTTGAACTTTAGTGTAGATAAGCGCATTACCACGAAGGATAATACACAATACTTGGAGATGGTGCGTAAAACCTAGTATGTATAAATACATATAAATATATATTTAACTTATATGGGAATTTGAATTCATGATATCGTTTAAAGACTACATGGAAGAGGCTGTCGGTAATAATGCCGGTATGCTTAATATTAAACGCGTTCTCGATTCGCTTGGATTTGGCAAGACAAAAATGCCCACCCAAACACGTATCAATATATACGTAGCGGATCGAGATGCTGCTTATAAGAAAGTATTAAAGGAAATCCCAGGTTCGTATAAAGATGATTCTGTTAAAGCCCTTAACTGGTCTAGTGCTGGTGCTATAGGGTTTGATGAGACTTCACCATATTATGGTATCAATCTTGTAATGAAACCTGACGCATCTAAAGACCTCAATACTGACGAAAATGAATCTTTACAAGCATACCATATTGCCGCCGCACTTAAAAACCCAAATACTGATTTTGGAATGGCTGATCTACTGAAGGCATCAAGCCGAGTTATGTCTAAGTATACGATCGAAGATTTGATGGAAAAGGCCCCAGAATCATGGGTAGAGTCCTCTCAAATCTGTGCAAGGACTATTGCAGGCTCTCAACATGCTGGTGACTATACAATCCATCAACGTTCAAAATCTACATTCATAACAAACCTATCCAAAGCTGCTAAGAATTGCATTTCAAATGCAGGATCTTCTATTGGTCTTGATAAGTGGAATCCTTCCGATGTATGGATGGTACATTCTTCTGTAGAAAACCATGACTGGAATCAGTATACTTCAATTGCAGTATTGAATGATGTGATTACTGAACTTTTTGATCAACAAAAGCTTGTTGGTGTGTCGTTGAAGAAGGTCAAAGGAACTGCCTCAATTGCGATGTATAACCATCCAGATTCGCGGTTATCTATTGAGTTTGAAGGATTTGAAATGGGCAAACGCGGATTTGACCAGTCAATGGATATGTACATGTATTTTAATGGTGGCCGATCTATTCAACTTCGTAGCTTCAATGCTGCTGGTAAAATTCAGGGCGAAATTAAAGGCGCCAATTCGGCGATGGGTAAGATCGGTAATACTGGCGTAATGAATGCACTTAAATCTGTTTCAAAATACAAGATCACCGATACTAAAAAGATCATCAAACGGTTTGAAACTGACTTTGCCAATGTTACAGATGAATTGTTTAGCATGGGCAAGCAGTTAGATCCAAGATCGATGAAGAAATATACTCGTGAAGAATACCGATCTGTGATATTGCTCAAAGACAATACCTTATCATATGTTGTTTCAAAATACCAAGTAGCTGAGATTGGAATGGCTATGTTGAAAATGAAGAAAGCTCAAAAGACTGCTTTTCTACAGTCGATGATTGACTTTGCTTCTTCATCATTGCCTATCTCTTCTACATTCATTAAGGTATCTTGAATATGATAACATTTAAAGAATTTATCACAGAAGCTAAAAATTAAAATGGTATACTGATGGAATTGATACAATATATGTTCCTGAAGGTACTCAACCAGAATCATACCGTAGAGGTAGGACGTTCAAGAAACAAAGCGTCTAGATAAAAAAAGGAGGTTACAGCCGATTATGAAATCATTCAAACAGTTTATTACTGAAGCAAAGAATTCACATATGACGCACCTTTGACTAGAGGATCTAGTTATCGATGGTGGCGTTAATGGCGCAAGAAACGCGATCAATGCTCTTCGATCGTTACGCGATATGCTGGCTGGTAGTACTACTACAGAACAAGACATTACTGTTAAATGGGATGGAGCTCCGGCGATTTT